CGTAGTGCTGGAAACAGCAGACACGAACCTGCTGCAGTGGTTCGACTTTGAGATCACGGAGGAGGAAAGCTAATGTACAACCGGACGTTTTGGGTAGACGAAACCGATCAGTACGAAAACCGGTACCGGGAAGTAGCCAACGATGACGGTACGATCACCCACACCAAAGTCACCGGGGAAGTGTATGTCGAGGGCACTCCCCAGAGCGCGAGAAACTTCAACAACCTCGAAGACGGCGTCATGGACGCGCATGTGGCGCATGCCCTTCTTCTCCAGGCCTTCCGGGAAAAAGGCTGGGAAGACGATGACCGTCTGGATGCCCTAGAGAAGGCCACCGTGCAGGAGACCGGAACGGTCAGCCTGACGAACAGCCAGGAATTCCCGTTCAACAATTCCAAGAAGTCCGTGGCCCTGGCCAACGTGAGAGACAATCTGAACTATGTGGTCGTGGTGGTCAGCAAGACCGCAGCTGACGGCGGCAACATCGGAGAGATTGAAATCTCCGAGCGGCAGGTCAACGGCTTCAAGATCGCTTTCACCGGCAGCTCGAAGAGCGTGACGGTAGTCTATGCTGTGATTGGAGGTTACGACAAATGATTATCGTGGAAAAGAATGAAGGCCCGAAGATCGACTACGAGATCCAGAACACGGCCACCAAGAAGAAGATCACCTTTGACGATGATCTGACCATCAACCTGGTTAAGCGTGAGGAAGACTGGCCCGTACACATCGATGTCTGCTTCGATGCTGACGGATGCCTGGTCATTGGTACCGCTGCTGGACGGGCTTATGTCGCGGAGATCGACATCCCGGCCCGGGAGTACATCTATCCGGAACCCGGCGAGGAAGGCGAAGAGCAGGATCCCCCGACCCCTGTTCCGCTGGATCTTGACAAAGTCACCCTCAGCCTGTGGGCTGTGGAATAACTCAGAACAGGAAATAAGCATGAAGGAGTGTTTGGCAAATGGCTAATTTCGATCTGAGCGCGCTGGCGCTGAAAGCAGTCTGCCCCAGCAATGAGATTCTGTATGACGATCAGGGCATGCCCTCCGTCATGGTGAAAATCCCGAAGATGACCTACGCGGAGTTGGGCCTCGGAGATTCAACCGCAACCTTTCCGGCCTTCATCGTGAACGGTACGGAGGTCAATGAGATCTACATTTCCAAGTATCAGAACATCGTCATGAACGGCCGCGCCTATTCTCTTCCCGGGCAGGATCCGAAAACCAGCATCAACTTCGATCAGGCGATTGCGGCCTGCTCCGCGAAGGGCGATGGCTGGCATCTGATGACCGCCTTTGAATGGGGCGCTCTGATTGCCTGGTGCGAGAAGAACGGCTTCATTCCGCTTGGCAATAACAACTACGGCAAGCACAGCTCCGAATCCAACTACAAGGCCCTGCCGGCCACCACGGACGACACGCATTACGCAGTCCGGACGCGGACCGGTACCGGCCCTCTGACCTGGTATCATGATCAGACGCTGGACGGCATCGCCGATCTGTGCGGAAACGTCTGGGAGTGGACGGGCGGCATCCGGAGCGTGTACGGCGAGCTGCAGATTCTGGTTAACAACAACGCGGCCGATTCCGATCACAGCCAGGGCGCGTCCTCCACTGAATGGATGGCGATCCACGCCACCACCGGCGAGCTGATCACGCCGGACGGCTCCGGAACGACCGCCAATTCCATTAAGATGGACTGGGTCAGCAGCAAGCTGACGTATGCCACGACCATTACCGATTCTGCGCCTGGCGATCATAACTGCACCTTCGCCAACTGTGTAGCCGGCGCCAGCATCGGAGACGATGCGAAGAACGTTCTGATTGCTCTGGGCATGATGCCGAAAACCGGTTCCATTATCACCGGCAGTCAGTGCTACTTCAACAACGCGCAGGCAGAGCGCTCGTTCATCCGCGGCGGCTACTACCGCAACACCGCCTTCGGCTTCGCCTCGTTCGACGGCAGCCTCGCTCGGTCCTACGCGTACGGCTACTTCGGGTTCCGCTCCGCTTATATCAAGCTGCCAGCTGCTTAACTGAAAGCTGTAATCACCGCGAAAGCGGTGATTCCCTTCCGCGCGAAGCGCGGAAAATTTTTGAGCCAAAAATTACGTATTTCGTAATTTCCTTCCATGACCCGGAATACTCTTCCGAACCCCCTTGAAAACCGGTTCTCCTACCGATATACTGCGTACCGCTGTACGCAGTATATCGGTGCAGGAGGTGCTGGGATGGCCACTGAAGACTTCAAGCTTCTGCAGAAGGTGCAGGACATGATGGAATACGGCTATCCCATGCTCAACCAGTTTCCGAAAGCGGAGAAGTTCTCCCTGGCGCAGGACATCCGGCATTGCATGAACAATATCCTTGAGCTGACCATCACCGAGGATAAGAAGTACACGAAGAAGACCACGCTGGAAAGCCTGGATATCGAAAACGCCAAGCTGCAGATCTATCTCCGCGTAAGCTTTCGGCTGAAATACATCTCGAAACACACCTACGGCGTGTGGGAAGAAAAGACGGTCGAAATCGGAAAGATGATCGGAGGCCTGATCAAATCCATCAGTGGCAGGCCAAAGTCATAGGGTCCAGCTCACGTTTGCGGCGCTCGTTCAACCGCGGCGGCAACTACAACAACACCGCCAACGGCTTCGCCTCGTTCAACGGCAACAACGCTCGGTCCAACGCGAACGGCAACATCGGGTTCCGCTCCGCTATACCTGCTGGAAAATCCGGTCACGATGTTGGAAGCTTACGGGCTTCCATCCAGAACCGTGCAGGTAAAGGGAACTGGCTCCTCGGTCAGGGGATTCCTGGAAGAAAAATCTTTAGTCCTGGTGCCTCTCCGGATGTGCCAGGATGGTCAAGGAAGGCCGTATGGAAAAGTATCAACATGTGTTCGACAGGTTCATCACCTTCGAGAACCAGTATGATGGATACCGGCTGGCGCAGAGAGATAAGCGCTACAAGCCTGAGGTGCTGGCCTATACGGCTGACCTTGAAGGAAATCTCATCGATGGCATTAACCATCTGATCTGGAAGGATTACAAGATCGGGAAAGCCTTCGAGTTCTACGAATACTTCCCAAAGAAACGGATCATCACAGCATGGCCATTCAAAAACCGGGTGATCAACTGCGCGGCGTACAATGTCCTCTGGCCGATCTACGTCAAGAGCATGTACGAACACAGTTACGGCTCCATCCCGGGGATGGGCCAAGTCAAAGCAGTTAAGCAGCTGCAGAGATGGATGCGGATTGCGAGGCTGACCGGGAAGAACCAGTGGATCGGCAAAGCCGATGTGGCGAAGTTCTTCTTCCGGATCCCGCATGAGGTTCAGCTGCGGGAGCTTGGCAAGCCCCTGGATGATCCGGACATGATGTGGTTTCTGGAAACCTGCATCAAAGGGGACGGAAGGCCCACGGGCCTGCCGCTGGAATTCAGTGATCCTACGGAATGTGAGCGAATCTTCGGCATCGGGATGCCGGTTGGCAGTCTGATCAGCCAGATGACCGCAAACGTGGTGCTCACTCCGATGGATCACTTCATGAAGCGGATCATCCGGATCCCGAAGCACATCCGGTACATGGATGATTCGATCATCATGGGAGACAGCAAACAGGAGGTCTGGGACGCGCTGGGCGCGATGGATGACTTCCTGCAGGAGAACATGGGCCTGCAGCTGAACAGCAAGACTGCCGTCATGCGATATGACGAAGGAGTGGAATTCGTTGGACGGATCGTCTCGCCGGACCGGATCACGCTCCGGAAGAGCAGCAGTCTTCAGATGAAGCAGCATCTGGACTATGTGAAGAAAGCCTATGCCAACCGGGAGGTTGAACTGGACTACGCCCTGGATGTGATGCAAAGCTATCTCGGCCTGCTGAAACATACGGACTGCGTAGCCCTACGGGAAAAGATATGTGAGGATTACGTCCTCATCAGACATTCGGCACCGGAAGCCTGACAGGCCCGGCGCCTTTTTCATATCCAAAACAATTTCAGAAATGGCGGTGAGGACCATGACTCAGGTACAGCCGATTGAGGGAATCACCCCGGAAATGCTCTGGAACTTTGTTCTGGTGCTTCTGGGGCTCTGCGCAGTCGTAGTGCTGGTTTACAAGGTTATTGAAATCGTTCGGAAAGAGCGTGAACGGAAGGAAAAGAAGAACAAGTTGGCCGACAAGGATCTGACCGATGAGATCGCGGAGAAGGTGCTGGAAAAGCTGGAACCGCGATTCAAGGATATCGAGACAAAGCTGACCACCGATAAGAGCCGGCTCGATAACCACGAGACTTCCATCAAGAATCTGAACAGTTCAATCGACACGATCAAGGACGGAATGCAGGTAACCGCCGATGCCCTGACGGCGATCCTGGATCACGAGCTGCATAACGGAAACGCCGATCAGATGCAGAAGGCCCGGGATGACCTGCAGAAATACACCAACGGCCTGATCAAAAAGGTGTGATGAGCGGTGAAACAGTTTGATCCAAGAAAGCAGTTTTCCAAACGGCTGGCCAGATACGGCGCCGTCTTCTGGGGGCTGTATCTGCTGATCATCGCCACGCTGATCTACTTCCAGCCGGAGACGGCTATTGCCTGCGTTTACCTGGTGCTGATCGTGACGGCGAACAAGATGCTGGACACCTGGGCGTACACGAAGAACAGCACCTACGAGAAGGGGCTGCTGGCCATGCTGGAAAAGACGAAGATGGAGCTGAGCCTGAAAGGCATTGCGCAGACTGTTTCCGGAAAGAAGACAGAGAAGGGAGACGATAGCGATGAAGAAGGTTCTGTAAGCGAAGAGGATGAAGGAGAAGGAGGTAATGGCTGATGCTGGATCTGAACAAGATGATTGATTCCGCGCACGAGTGCATCGGATGGCCGTATGAGTCACCGGGGACGAACGACAAGAACGGCATTGACTGTTCCGGAATGTTCGTCAAAATGTACCGCGACCAGGGCGCGAAGATTTGCCACGGCAGCAATACGATCTTCCGGGAATTCTGTTCGGAAACCGGGAAGATCACCAGCGCCAAGGATCTGCAGGTCGGCATGGCCGTGTTCAAGTGCAAACCCTGGACGGATGCCGACAAGGGAAACAAGTGGTACGGGACAGAGCCCGGCAACCTGAGCCACATCGGATTTGTAACCAGCGTTAATCCGCTGGAGATCACGCACTGCACCAGCCCTGTCGCGAAGACGGATTCATCCATCGGCAAATGGGCTTACTGGGGGAAGCTGAAGGATGTGGACTACGGCGGGAGCCCATCGCCGGAGCCTGGACCCGATCCGGAGCCGACGCCGGTCACCAAGACCATGTATGTCTACGCCGAAAACGGGAAACCTGTGAACATGCGCAGGAAGGCCAGTAAACAGGCCGCGCTGGTGGAGCGTGTTCCGGTCGGCGCTTCTGTCATCTGGCAGAAGGATGACGGCAACGGCTGGGCCTACGTGAAGTATCACGGGTTTGTCGGATGGATGATGGACTGCTACCTGGTCAGCGATCCAACGCCGGCACCTTCTCCGGATCCGTCACCGGATCCCGAGCCTGATCCGGATCCAGTGCCGCCCGGAACCATGGCCACCGTCTGGGCAGAAAATGGGAAGCCGGTCAAAATGAGATCCCGGCCTTCCACCGGATGCAATCTGTATGATGAGCTGCCGGTCGGCACGGAGGTCGAGATCGTGAAGTATGCCGACAACTGGTGCCGGGTGAACTACGGCGTCCGGAAAGGCTGGTACATCATGACAAAATTCCTCGGCTTGGGCTGAGAAGAAACGAAAGGAGAAACGGAACCATGCAAATTGACCTGACACAGATTGACCTGACACAGATCATCCTGGCGGTGATCACGCTAATCTTCGGCATCCTGATGAGGTATGTCATCCCCTCCGCAAAGAGCAAGCTCAACACCGATCAGATGGAGCTGCTCCGGATCGCGGTGAAGACCGCCGTTTATGCGGCCGATCAGCTGTACAATTCCAACCAGGGACAGGAGAAGTTGGCCTATGTTGTGGATTTGCTACACAAGCAGGGATATGTCCTTGATCCTAAACAGGTGGAAGATACCACCCGGGCATTGATCGAAGCCATGGTGAAAGAGCTGAAGCTGGAGCAGGCGAAAGTCGCTGCCGGCTGACAATCGAATAAGCAGACGAAGACCCTCTCGGAGAAATCCGGGAGGGCCTTTTTTGTTTACCTGAGTCGCATGCCATGCGGATACCTATCAGATTCTTGCAGATTTGAGGCACAGCATGCCTCTGGGTGCGCGGACGGTAGATTCTCCATCTGAAAGCTAAAACGCGAAATAGGGGCCTTTCTGAGCGAAATAGAGGCATTCGATATTTTTTCAAATTTGTTCGGGTTCAAATTGCATGGCATGCGATATTTTGCCCTGAGAGACGCGAGAAGGCCCCTCCGCTTCCAGATGGTAGATTCTTCATCCGGAACAGCAGAGGGGCCTCAGCGGTCAAATCTGGCAGGAATTCGGCTATTGTCGTGCGCTCATGGTCTTAAACATCGTCAGATCGAAGATTTCATCTGCCCGGGCATTCAGATCGTCCGCGATCTTCCGGGCCTCTTCCTCCGTCATCCAGGCGAAGTCATCCTTCTTCACCTTGAAGATGACCACGTTGTTGATGATCGGCACCCCATGGTCATCGCATCCGTAGAGCCAGGATGCCAGCGGATTGAAGATCTGCAGCTTGCCGAACCTGTTTTCATCGCAGACCGCCTCGTATCCCTTCGGCAGGCGGTCCGGATAAAGCGGTACCAGCTGGACAGTCTCACAGCTGATCAGGTTGTAGGCCGTCTGCAGAATGCCGGTCTTTTTGACCTGCTGAATGGGCTTGGCCCGGTTGGACAGGCAATCCAAAAGCACACAGTAGTTCACAGCAATCCCTCCTTCTTCTGAATCTCTCGCAGCTGCTCCCAGTTGTCGGCCATCATGTGCGTCTGAGCCATGCAGTCCGGTTTATTGTCGTACAGGTCGTGCATCCGGACGCCTCTATATGGATCTCCATAGCCGGCATCCACTCGCTGGAGCCGGCCTCCCTTCTTCTGAAAGATCCCGTACTCTATCCCGTCCCGATACGGCAGGATGTCCAGCGGGTACACCGTCAGCACCCGGGGCTTTCCGGTCATTCCGGCTGTGTACTGTAACCAGTAGTAAGAGCCTTCCGGAAGAGCCGGATCCGGAGGGTTCGGCAGATAATATTCAATCATCTGCCTGGTGCGGTCATCTATCATGTTCTGCTCCCTTCTTCGCCTCCGAGCCGCGTCTGCTCGATGCAGTAAGCATTGGCCAGCTTGTGCATGCAGTCAAAAGGTGTTTTGGCTGCTGTTTCTCCATCATGGTACCAGACAAAGGCACCGGTTTCAGTGATGCGCTTGATCTTTCCGATCTCGTACCGGTCCCCGTTGACGTAGATGATATATTCTCCAACCTTGAATTCGTTCACTCCTATGCCTCCTTATGCCGTGATCACGGCGAAGTAGATTGCGCTGGCCGGCACATCATGCCGAGCTGCCAGCAGTTGAATCGTGGCGTCTTTTTCTCCCGGGAAGGTTCCCCGGAGGGAATACCGGAGAATCTCTTTCCCTCCGAGGAAGAACACCAGCCAGGGCTCCTTTCTCTTCACAGCTTGTACCTCCCATCATCATCGATCAGATGCACGTGCTCATTCATCAGGCGCAGCGCTTCTTCGTAGCTGCCGCAATTCTGGACTTCCTGATACAGGTCGTTCCATTCGCTGATCCTCCGCTGCTTCCGGAGGGCATCCCGGACCGCTCCCATGATCCAAAAGACGTTCCCGGAAGAGTGATTTGATGCGAAGTGAATTTCAGGTCTATTCACGATTTCACCCCCTTTCGTCTGGCGTAGTCCATGGCCTTCCAGAGCTTTTCAAAGTCTTCATGCTTGAAGCCGAAGTCGATGTATCCCTGCCGGACGGTCTCGTAATAATGGCCGGTCGGCATCTGGATCGGGAATCCGTCATTCATCACGTAGACGATAGCGTCCGCGACCTTCTCGGAGACTTTCTTCTTTCCGGATTCATCGAAGCCATTCAGCATCAGCGGGAGCAGCTGCTTGTCGTAGAATCTGGGGAAGCCTTCGTAGCGGTCCAGGTTCTTCTCATCCTCTTCGCTGATCTCCCAGACACCGACCGGAACGGAGCAGCCCTTCTTTGGCTCGATCGTCAGATAGCTCCGGCGAAACACCAGCTCATAGTTCGGGATCCGGGTGACGCCAACCGGCACCGCATCCGGACACCGGACGGCCATCTGGGCCTTATTGAGGTTGGAGCCATAGGCCAGGTAAAGCTTACTCATCGTCATCATCCTCCGCGCATTCATCATCGATCCGGGCATTGATCTTCTCAATCAGATCCTCCGCCAGCTCCGGGGCCAGGTATTCATTCAGCACATCCTGCAGGATGTCATCCAGAGCTTCGCGCCATACGTAGTTGTCCATCATGTTCTGTCCTCCTTGATCAGCTCAAAGTCAACGTATCCGTTGCAGTCTGCCCATTCATCAGCCAGTTCCCAGGCCTCTGCCTCATCCCATGCGAGGAAGGTCTTGTACCGGAAGACGCTGTGGCCGGGGCGGTACATCTTGAACAGGTAATTCCCTAAGATGCTCATTCGGTTTCATCCTTTCTCCCGGTCTTTGGCCCGGCCGGGAGGGCTGTCTCTCTCAGCAGGCTTCGCGGAAGGCGGCGGTCAGGTGCAGCCGGGCGGTGGCGAATTCCTTGCCGGTCATCCCCAGGCGCTTGGTCAGGAAGCCTTCCATGTTCACGGCCTTCTGCTCCTTGGTCAGGTTCTTGGAATCCCGGAAGTACAGGGAATTGGATTCGGTATTGATGGCCCAGGCACTCATGGCCAGGCAGAACTGAATGTAAGCCTTGATCTTTCCGGCGTGGGTGGTCCCGTTGAACAGCCGGAACTCTATCGTTCCCTTGGTGTACAGGGCATGCAGGTTCAGTCCGCGATACCGGGCACCGCAGTAGTGAGAATGATCGATCCCGCCGCGGTATCCGTTGTTCAGGTTGGAGTAGTAGATCCGCTCGATGTCGGCCTTGGTGTGCGCGGTCTTCTTCATGGCTTTCATCATTTCCTTGGAGGTCTTCTGGCACCAGTGGGAGCACCGGGCTTCATTCTGCAGAGCCTCGCAGAAAAGATCCTGCCGGCCGACCACCAGATTCACAAGCCGGATCAGGCTTTCGGCGGTGTGGTTGGCTCCGTCCACATGGACGTGAATGCCGCAGGAGCTGTTGGCCAGGGCGCCACCTTCGACCAGCTTCCGGACGATGTTCTGCAGGTCTTCGATGTCCTCATACTGCAGGATCGGGCTGACCACTTCGCAGCGGAGATCGGAGGATGTCCGGCCTTCGGGCCTGTCCACGATCCGGCCATTCCGGCGAACCTGCGGCTCGATGGAGATGTCACGCTCGCACTTCCACTTCCGGCCTTTGGTGTCCTTCGCGGTGTAGGTGTCGTATCCATCGTATTCATGGCCAACGCTTTCGGTTCCGAAGTAGGTGGCGATGATCTGCGCGGCGGCGGGGCGGGAGATACCGGTGAGCTCGATTTCGATTCCGAAGTTCTGATTCTGGATGGTGGTCATTGTGGTCTCCTCCTTGATTTTCATGGGATCCAGTGTCTTTCGACAGGATGAGTATAAACCCAGCGGTTTATAATGTCAACCATATTTTTCAACTTTTTAGATTATTTTTGAAAAATATTTTTGACAACGGAAACCGGATGGTTTATAATCGACCCATGGAAGGAGGTGACAGGATTGACGGCACAGCAGATCATTGAAATGGCAGTTGGTTACAGGCACATCAGCAAAGCGGAGCTGGCAAGGCGAATGGGCTGGTCTCCTCAGCTGTTGGGGAAGAGGCTCAAGACGGCGAAGTTTACTATTGATGAATGGGAAGCCCTGGCAAAGGCGCTCGGCGGTGAATTCCAATACGGATTCACCTTCGATGACGGGACGAAGATCGGGCTATGAGAAAACCCCGGAGCGGCAACTCCGGGGCTGAAGGGTTAGGTCTTCACTGGGTGGTCAGGTTCGGTAAATGGATCGCTTCCGTCTCTCACGAGTAGGTCTGACAGATCGCACTCGAGAACGTGGCAGATACGATCCAGCTGCCGGAGGCTGACCCGATCGGTGCATTCGTTGTACAGCTCGTTGATGGTGGCTGCTCGGATCCCGGTCTTCTTCGCCAGCTTTGCCTGTGTCCACCGCTTTTCGCCTAAGCGGATGGAGAGTAAAATCTTGATCATTCGACCATGCTCCTTCCCGCGGATAATACCAGAAAACGGAAGGCTTTGGTGGCTGAGTGGAAGAATATTCCGTTTTCCGGAAGAATATTCCGCATCTGGTAATTTGGAGCACGAAAAAGAGGCCAGTCAATCAAGACTGGTCCCTTTTTTTGCCTATCCGGCAAACGAGATGTCACAGACGAAATATCCCTTGACCATGTAAACGGCTACGGTTCGTCTACGACCACTTTGGTGGAGATAAGAAGAGCTTAGACGAACTTCGCCGCAGTCCTCCGCTCCCTCCTTTCTGCTGAAATCTTCAAGGGCTATCGTGACTTCCCTGTGCTCTTTCTGATAGTTGAAGATCAGCTTCAGGCGCCCGTCATCGAAGACGTAGGCCCGGATCAGGAAGGTATCGATCAGCATCTCCTGATAGGCCCGATCCTCCACGTCTCCATCCCGGAGCATCTCCAGGTACGAGAGGATCATGTCTCTGCTGATCGTGATCTCGTTGTCTGCCTCGAGGATCCGCAGCCGGCGCTCCAGATCCTTGACTTCTTCCTGTCTGGCCTTCAGCCGATCTTTGATCAGGGAGACCATGTCCTCATCCTCGAGGGCATCCAGCAGCTTGTCGCGCTTCCGGGTGGCCTCCTTCAGCTTCGCCCGGACATCCTCCAGCTCTGCGGTATCCCTCTCGCTCTCCAGGTGGGCCATGGCCTGATCGGCCATCCATTCAAGCAGCTCGTCATCATCCAGAAGGTTCCGCATCTCCTGGGTGATCTGCCGCTCGATCTCGTCCCTCCGGACGTTGTGCTTGTGGCAGGCCTTCTCGTACCGCTTCTTCGTGCAGATGTAGTAGTGATACGGCTCATCAGCCTGAGACTTCCCGGAGATGCCGGACATCGGGGAATCACATTCCCCG